GCACACCCCTGTGTTGGTTTGGCCAGACGACGAGTGGGACCTGGAGCAAGAATGAACATCACCAAAGTTTTCGGCCCACCCGGCTCTGGCAAGACGACGTTCCTCCTGAGCATCGTTGAGCAAGAGCTGGAGAGTGGCGTGCACCCGATGAAGATCGGCTACTTTGCCTTCACCAAGAAGGCCGCTACCGAGGCCCGTGATCGGGCGATCCAAAAGTTTCCAAACCTCAACCACGAGACTGACTTCCCGTTCTTTCGCACCCTGCACAGCCTGGCTTATCGGTGCCTTGGCATCAGCACCAAAGACATGATGTCGCCCGACCACTACAAAGAGTTTGCCAAAGAGGCAGGCATTGAGCTGGCCATTGAGAACGGGGACGAAGAGTTTGCGGTCAAGGTGGATCACCCTATCCTCAATGAGATCAACATCGCCCGCATCCGGGGCATGGACCTGCGCACGCACTACAACAACTCCAAGATGGACATCGAGTGGTTTCACTTTGAGTATGTCGAGCGGGCCTACCGTCACTACAAGACGTCCCGCAACCTGCTGGACTTCACCGACCTTTTGGAATACGTGCTGCTTGAACCAGAGCGCCTGCCAAAGCTCGAAGCATTGATCATTGACGAGGCGCAAGACCTCTCACGCTTGCAATGGAGGCTGGTCGAGCAACTTGCGTTGCGCGCCCAGCGCTGCTTTTTGGCAGGCGACGATGACCAGGCTGTTTACACTTGGGCTGGAGCCGACGTCGCAAGCTTCCTGGGGTTTACAGGTGATGTCAAAGTCCTTGACCAGTCTTACCGAGTCCCCGCCAAAATCCACGCCTTAGCCAACCAGGTGGTGACGCGCATCAAGCATCGCCAGCCAAAGGTCTGGAAAGCCCGTGAAGAGACAGGCTCGATCAGCTATTACAACGACTTCAGCCAGGTCGACATCAGCCACGGCAACTGGCTCATCCTGGCCGCCGCAAACTACATGCTCACGGACATGCACGACTGGATCAAGAGCCAAGGCCTGCTGTTCGAGCGCCACGGCCAACGCAGCGTCAGCGAGAGCATCCTCACCGCCGTGCTGGGCTGGGAGAAGCTGCGCAAGGGCGGCGAAGTGCCGTTCCCCGTGGTCAAGATGATCTACAAGTACATGGACGGCGACCACATCAAGCATGGCCACAAGATGCTGCGCACGGCGGACCCTGCAGGCATGTACACACTCCTTCTCCTGAAAGAAAAGCACGGACTTCTTGCAGAAGAAATCTGGCACAAGGTGCTGACTAAGATCAGCGAGGACCGCCGGGACTATCTGATCTCGCTCTTGCGCCGCAACACGCGGCTCACGGGCCACGTGCCCATCAAGCTGTCCACGATCCACGGGGCCAAGGGCGGCGAGGCAGACAACGTGCTGCTGCTGTCGGACCTGTCGACCAAGTTCGCCAAGGACTATGACAAGAACTCAGACGACATCAACCGTCTGTTGTACGTGGGCATCACCCGCGCTAAACAAACACTGCACATCGTGCTGCCAAAGAATGAACAGAAAGGCTTCAGACTATGAAGCGCGACACCAAGACCATGTCCATGTTCCCTCGGATTTCCGAGTGGCTGCCCCCGCAGTCTTTCCCTAACCTGAAAGAAGCCAAGGAGATCGCAATTGACCTGGAAACCTGTGATCCGAACATGGAGTCGCTTGGTCCTGGCTGGCCTCGCAACGACGGTTTTATCGTTGGGTACGCAATCGCCGTGGATGGCTGGGCTGGCTATTTTCCTGTTGCTCATGCTGGTGGTGGAAATCTTGACAAGCGTCTGGTGGAGCGGTGGGTCAAAGACGTCCTCGCCACCCCCGCCGACAAGATCATGCACAACGCCGCCTACGACCTCGGCTGGCTACGAGCCACCGGCTTCGAGGTGAACGGCACGATCTACGACACCATGCTTGCCGCGCCCTTGCTGGACGAGAACCGCTTTGCCTACAGCTTGAACAGCCTGGGCTTTGATTACCTCAAGGAGATCAAGTCCGAGCAGGGCTTGAAAGAGTCCGCGTCCGACTTTGGTGTGCACCCCAAGAAGGAGCTGTGGAAGCTGCCGGCCATGCACGTGGGCGATTACGCTGAGCAGGACGCCGCGCTCACGCTCAAGCTGTGGCACCACTTCAAGGCCCTGCTGGCCCGCGATGAGGTCGAGTCAATCTTTGATCTTGAAACAGAGGTGCTGCCGGTGCTGGTGGACATCACGCTCAAGGGCATCAACTTTGACCGCGCCAAGTGCGAGGCGCACATGCGCGACATGCGCACCAAGGAAAAGGAAATCCTGCAGTACCTGAAGAGCCAAGCAGGCATGCAGGTGGACATCTGGGCTGCCCAGTCCATCGCCGCAGCCTTTGACCGCATGGGCGTGCAGTATCCTAAGACAGCCGCTGGCGCACCCAGCTTCACCAAGAGTTTTTTGGACACGCACGAGCACCCCATGGCCAAGATGATCTTGGAGGCCCGGGAATTGAACAAGACCCACGGCACGTTCCTGGAGCCCTATCTCAAGCACAGCGCCAAGGACGGCCGCGTGCACACCCACTTCAACCAGATGCGCAATGAAGACGGCGGCACCGTCACGGGCCGCCTGTCGGCTGCAAGCCCCAACTTGCAGCAGGTGCCCGCGCGCCACGAGATCATCGGCCCCATGGTCCGTGGTCTGTTCCTCCCCGAGGACGGCGACATGTGGGCGGCCAACGACTTCAGCTCCCAGGAGCCGCGCCTCTTGGTGCACTACGCCACCCTCCTGGGCCTGCCCGGCGCGGAGAAGATGGCTCAGGCCTACCGCGACAACCCCGACACCGACTTCCACCAGATGGTCGCCGACATGGCCGGCATCAAACGCAAAGCTGCCAAGACCATTGGCCTGGGGCTGATGTACGGCATGGGCAAAGCAAAGCTGGCGCAGCAGCTGGACCTGCCCGTGGACGAGGCCAGCGAGCTGATCGGCACCTTCCACAGCAAGGTCCCGTTCTTGAAGGGCACCGTGGACGCTGTCATGAAGCGCATCGAGCATCCGTCGTCTGGCGGGTCCATCCGCACGCTGCTCGGGCGCAAGTGCCGCTTCCCCCTGTGGGAGCCGATTGAGTGGGGCGTCAACAAGGCGCTGCCGCACGAGCAGGCAGTCATTGCCTACGGCTCACGGATCAAGCGCAGCGGCACGTACAAGGGCCTGAACCGGTTGATCCAGGGTTCGGCCGCAGACCAGACCAAAGCGGGCATGGTGGCCCTGCACAAGGCAGGCTTTAACCTGCTCTTGCAGGTGCACGATGAAGTTGCACTGTCCGTGCGCAACAAGGAAGAGGCCCGCGAGGCGGCCAACATCATGGCCACCGCCGTGCGCCTGGAAGTACCTTCTCGCGTGGACGTTGAGACTGGACCGAGCTGGGGTTCACCGGCATAATTCTTGACGGGACAATCGCAGTTGCCCCGATCATGACGAGACTCCATTGAGCCAGGACCTGCTCCTGGCTCCTTTTTTGATAAACTGATCGGTTCCAAAGAAAGGAGAATTACATGTCAGAGGAAGAAGATACGCCACCCGTGGCCTATGTACGTCAGAAGAGACGTAAGCGTGGACGCCCCAAGAAGGTTGGCAGACCAAAGCTGGACAAGCAGCCAGATCGCGCTTCACCGTCCATGCGCACGGGACAGCGCTACAAAAGCATTTCCGTCAACGAGGAGACTTACTACATCCTCAAGGAACTGTCCACCTTCTACAAGGTGTCCATCGGGGTGTACATCTACAGCTTGGTCCTGCCGGCGTTTGACCACGCCTACCAAGAATCCCTCACGCTGCAACGCATTGAAGAAAACAGAAAGAAGGCCAAGAATGAAATACCAGACAGAGATGACGTTCCCCGTCGAACTCACTTTTGAGATGCTGCCTCCTCTGGTGGTGGAAGGCGTGGAACTGCCCGTGCAGATGGACATCACCAAAGCCCTGCTCACCATTGTCGGACCCAGCGGCAAGCCCCGCCAGGTGGACATCTTGAAGACCTTCAGCGAGGATCAGATCATGCTGTGGGAGGACCAGATTATTGATAGCTACTTTGAAGACACCGATGAGGAGTGACCATGAAACTACGAGAGGAGCTGCGCGCGGTTAAAGAGATTTACCCCGCGATAGCGGACTTGCTTGAAGAGGCTGCACAGCGCATTGAAGACCAGCGTCAATGGCGATCCGCTTGGTTAAGAGCAGAAAATATAGTAGAGTTGTTGACAAGTGAATTGAGTATGCTAAGATCAACGCGTCTACATAGAAAGGAGAAAGAGTGCAATGATTGAATTACACGCAGATAAGTCCGACATGGTCTACCGAGACCTTGCTATGACAGGGAGATACTTCAACACCGGCAAGGTGTTGATTGGTGTTTCCTACGTTCCACGGGCACGCCCAATGTCCTGGGATGAGGAGCGCATTCAAGGTGCGTTCCTCAAGAAGCCGGAACCACGGATCACGGCCCGCGCATGGGGGTACATCCTTCTTGTGATCACATCTCTTGGAGGCGTTCTCGTGGCGAACGTCCTATGAGAAAGCGTAGCAAGTACCGGCCCAGGCCCGTCCTACAGAGCCCGATGGATTACATCCTGTCTGGCTTCAAACCTGTTCGCGAACTGCCAGGCATTTACCTGGACGCACAGCTCAAGAACCGCGCTGCCTTGGAGCAGGTCCGAGTGGGCCACGCGGTCAAAGAAGACATTGACATGCTGATCGGCGCGTTCAACATCACCGAGGCCCTGGCCATGAGCGGCATGGGCAGCGATTGGATGGACGAGATCAGACAAGGACAAGACGCGCTGCTGGAGCTCTCCCGCAGAGGCGTCGCACGAGGCATGCGGTTCATCATGACAGCCAAAGAGTGGGAAAAGCTCAAGCTGGTGATGGACCTGCATGAGGAGCAGCTGGCCAACGCCACTGTTCATGACATCGAGAAGGCGCACGACTTTGTCTACAAGGTAATCGCCCAGGGCAAGGCACGCGCAATTGTTCAAACCATGAAGGAAGAAACATGAATAAGTCAGACAAAATCAGAGAGTATTTCCGCAAGCACCCCGATGCTGATGTGGCCAAGGTGGCCGCCAAGTTCGAGGCCGCAAAGCCTATGGTCTACAAGCTGCGCAAGCAGGTGGCGGAGACCGACGCTGTCAACATGGGCTTGGCCAAGCAGGTGTGGGAGGCCTCCGTGGAGGCTTACGAGCGCGAGACAGGCACCGACGTGGACGAGACCCTGGACAACCGTGCCCAGGACTACGGCAAGTTCAAGGATGGCGCGGAGTTGATGCAGGGCATCAAACGACTGCTCGCGGACCACGCGGCCAAGCACAACAGGACATTCGCTGACGACCAGTGGGAAGCCCTGGAGATGATCGTGCACAAGATGGCGCGCATCGTCAACGGCAACCCTGACAAGGTGGACACGTGGGTGGACATCGCCGGTTACGCTACCCTGGTGGCCGACCGCTTACAGGGGAATGCACGATGAGCGATTTACTCCCTATTTTTCTCGGCGGCTGGGTCATCCTGGCCTGGTTCACGCACGTCGTCACCTGCCTGAAGACCGCCTCCTGGGGCTTCTTGATTGCAGGGTCCATCTTCTTCCCCGTGGGCTGTGTGCA